AACATCATATTTGAGAAACTGTTGCCAAGAGAAGTACACATTTCTCCGCTCATCCAGCAGCAAGGCAATTTTACGTTCAGCCGCTTAAAAGTACACTTCTGAACACCAGTGATGGCACGGAGATGGCGCCAGAAAATGTCCCTGTCTGGCAAGTGCTGTGTCATATACTTGTAGAGCTTGACCTCTACCATCTCCATTACTCTGGCACTGAACTGAGACTCAAATGCCGTGTAATCCGTGGCATCGACCCCACCGGGCATACCAAGGAACATCTCTTTTATGTACTCTGCTCTCTGATTCACTGGAACGTGCTTGATGAAGGAAGGATGCTTGTACACAACCTCCTCAATGGCTTTGAAGTATGGACCGACGAAACATTTGAACTCGTCTGTCCTTGAATAGATACCTCGGTTGAATTTGTATTCCAGATAGTGTTCATCTTTGTCAAAAGACTTAACTCGACTATATCTGTCAGAAAAGCGACTTCGTCCGCTCTCCAGGAACCGATAGTAGCAATCAAGAAGCTCCTTCTTTCGCCACTCAGGATAATTGGTTTTCTGCACCCACGTCTCCACCGACGTGTCTGTGCCCGCCGCGAGAGGTTCGAAAAATTCTACGAGCTTCTCATCAACGAAATTTCCCACTTCATCCAGCGCTCCCTTAGCAGGGTCTGGATGTTTGGACGCCGCCCTCTTAATTACTCCAGCCAGGGTGCTCGCGGTGTCGTCGAGATCAGGCTTCGGTAGTGCGCCAAAAGAATTAATTGGACCCAGAGAAGTCGCAACCGGTTTTCTCTGTTCAGGACTAGACTTCACTCCGGCGATTTCTAATCCTTCTTTTGGCTCCTTCAGCATTGCAACTGAAGGTCCACCGGGGACCTCGTCAACACGATAACCATACGCGAGACAGAGGGACCCCTGGGGGAGTTTTAAAAAGAGGGCAGATCGGCAATGGTTCTGGTCCGGTCTTTCCATAGACAACGGGCCAGATATTCCGTGCCGAGATAGATTTGGTCTGAAAGCTCACCAAATCTGTCCAAAT